GCTCCTATTTCAATTGTCGAGCGACTCACTGCAGATGTACATACATTGGTAAATACTGTTGCTGGAGCAGTTACATCAGTTACTTCTGTTGCTCCTCCTGTGGCAACTGTGGCAACTGTGGCAACTACAGCTACTGTAGAAGCTGTGGCTCCTGCGACTGCGGCTACTCTAGCAACTGTAGCAACTGTAGATCCTGTGGCTCCAGCAACTGTAGCAACTGTAGCAACTGTAGCAACTGTAGCAACTGTAGCAACTGTAGCAACTGTAGCAACTGTAGATCCTGCGGCTCCTGCGACTGCTGCTACTCCAGTGGCAGTCGTTGCTGTTACGGAAGTATCTCAGTATCAGACTGAATTAGAATCATTCAAATCAGGTGCAGAGGAAGATCCAAAGCAATCTACCAAATCAAAAATTGATTAAACAAATAGGCAATCCAACCCTAGTATGGAGGATATAGAGTTTTCCGTCGGATTCGGTGGATGGTGTGCTGTTTTATGGATAGTGCTTCTTGTATCCACTGGTTCCTTCCGTCCCTTTCTTACTATCTTTATTCCAATTATAACAATCACTAGTACACTACTTGTAGTTGTGATTGTACGATTTCTAATTTACATGCTACTATGGATTCTTTCCAAAATGCTAATGGCATCCGTTCTTTCAGCTGTAGTTCCTATGTTTCTAACAGGTATCATCCTATTCGTTATTAAGGATATTCTCCAAAAAGTTCGTTCTGTACAACAGGAGGCACTGATACAAGAAGATCTCCACGTTGAGTGAAGACTAATATTTTTTGACCTGTACAATGGGTCCCTTTCGCTCCACCGTGCCCGCTGTCAGTGCAGGGGCTCCTGAATCACCAGCTGCCTCTGCCGCCTCCTTGGATCGCTCGTATTCCGCCGACTTGATCCAGTGTTCTCGAGTTCCGATCTTGAAATCAGGATGAGGCTGGGCCTTGTACCAAAAGACGCAATCTTCAATACGATTCGTCTTGGCACCATTGTGAATGACCAGGCATTCGAAATTTTCCGTACACTGGTCCATAATTTGGCAGAACAGTTCAAAGGTTGGAAAAATACCGGCAAATTGATCAAAAATACGTTTTCTTGCTGTAACTTGGTTTTCACGCAAAATAAAGACATAATCAACCTGACCACGAAGTACTGGAGGAATACCCATAACGTACTGAAGAGCCAAAATATAAAGGAGACCAAAATGACGACCATTCATAAACAGAGACCGAATGTATTTATCAGAAATCCATTTGTTATCGTACATACAGTCGTCCATCACTACAATATGACGACGATCCAAGCCTGAACTTCCTCGAAGTTCCTGCTCCTTCCTAATCTGTTTGGTAATAAAATCCTGTCGTTTGAGAACATTGGAAATAATCATGGAATTGAATTCTTCATGGATAAACAGACTCGGTATAATAGAAGAATAGAATGAATTTGCACTTTCTGTCCCCGAAATAACCGTGGCTAAAGGAATTCGTTGCTTATGCCACAACAAATCCTTAATCAGCCATGATTTACCGGTACCACGACGACCGATGAAAATAACAACGTTGTCATCAGGAATCATCGTCATGTTGAATTTGGAAAGCCGGAGACTGACGGTAGGGCGAGCAGCTCCTCCCGCACCTGCTCCACTCATCGTCGGTAAGATAGATGCAAGACCAGAACCAGGGGTTGCCATGATATAGTATCCAAAAAGATTTTAAACACGATGCTATTTCGTACGCGGAAGAGAAAACTTCTTTTCCCCGATTACCCCCGTAGAACATGCCTCGCGGGAATCTAAAAAGAGGCGGACCAAGCAATGGGGGTGGCAGAGGAGGAGGAGGAGGAAGAGGAGGAAGAGGCGGTCGAGGAGGAAAAGCCGTCGTGCCGTCTCGGGATTCCATTCATGTAGCAAAACCCGGTCTTTCAGACCTTCCAACAAGTCTTGCCCTTTCCCCTTCTTTTGACGGAGTCCCTTCTATATTTCAAACAGCCTTTCCTGAATTTCGCAAGCAACAACCATTCTTTTCTGCTCTTGAGCAGTTGTTTCCTGAAATGAGTAGCTCTGCCGATAGAATGTACACTTGCTGGATGGGTGTACCCGGTAACTCCATTCGTGATGTAAAGAGGCACGAATACTCGCAATTTTCAATTGAACTCGATATATCGGGTGTACAGGAGCATGTCTTTTTAAAGCGAATTCATTTGCTAGATCCGATTGCAGCAATGGAAGGCGACTACGTATGGCCGGAAGAAGGAGGTCTTCCTGCCCCCAGTGAATTATGGAAAACGGCTTTGGCAAAACTTAACACCCCCCTTAATGAAGCCTATGTGGATGCCTTGTTTGCCCTTGTCGCTTCTAAATTTGTTGAAAGTGGCTTGTCGCCTCACTGGTGTCGATGTTTTGGAACCTTTTCAGCAAGAGCCGACACCTACATGTACAACATCACGGATGAATATCCGAGTATGAAACGCAAGCCTTGGTGGAATCGGAACCAGCGACTGGGGCTTTTCAAGTTTCACGCCAATGAGGAACCAGCGTCTTCGTCGTTTTTGACAGAGGGAATTACGGATATCAATACGGAAGAATTTGAGTCATTGGAAGAAGGTCTTGAAACGTCTCCCCCTTCTGTATCTCCTACATCATCTCCAACTACTCCTGTAGCTGGTTCAAAAAATCATTCGTATAGCAGTCGTCAATCTGGAGACCATGATAGTGATGATACAGAGTTTGAACAGTTTGTCGAATTTTCTAATTTTCCGGTTCAGGTTACTCTTCTGGAGCATGCGGAAGGAACTATGGACGAACTCCTTGACGACGAAGACGAGGACAATGAAACACTTGTAGAGACGAAAGAAGCACGGTGGACGGCTTGGCTCTTTCAGGTCATTGCGGCTCTTACGGAAGCCCAACACTACTTTGGATTTGTCCACAACGACCTTCACTCCAACAATATCATGTGGTCCGGTACGGGACAGACTCATCTGTATTATCGCGTTCTCAAAGGTAAAGAGGTGTCCTATAGGAAGGTACCGACCTACGGCCGTATTATGAAAATCATTGATTTTGGACGGGCTTCTTATCATTTGCCGGATCCCGCTGGATTTTTCATTTCCGATGCGTTCTTTCCTGGTAATGATGCCGCGGAGCAATACAACTGCGAGCCTTTCTATGATGAAAAAGAGGGCAAGCGAATTGAGCCGAATCGATCCTTTGATTTAGCACGTCTTTCTATTTCGATGATTGAATCTCTTTATCCGGATCGTCCAGCTGCGACGACTCCAACACGCATTATGTCGCGAGAACCTGGAAAACTCTATACGGAAACGGTCTCAGCCGTATACAACTTGCTCTGGGAGTGGCTTCAGGATGATGAGGGGCACAATATTTTGCGACTTCCTGACGGAGAAGAACGCTATCCCGACTTTGACCTCTACAAGGCTCTTGCGGCAGATGTTCACCGTGCGATTCCGAGTAAACAGATTGAGAAGGCCATGTTTGCTAGCTACTGTTGTACTAAGGAGGACCTTCCTAGCGAGGAGCCGGTCTATGAGCTACATTTGTAAGGGGTGACCACCCTTTTGGGGGTCTGAGGGGGTGCCACCCTTTGGGGGTCTGAGGGGGTGCCACCCTTTGGGGGTCTGAGGGGGTGCCACCCCCTAAAATTGATGGAACCGCTCTTATTTATTCGTTTCGTACCATGAACCATCCCCGTTTCTTAGATGACTATCATTGGTATGTTTCCGAAAGTCCCCCCATGATAGAGACTCGAAGAGTTCCTGTGGTGTACCAGGGACTCCAACTTCCAGAACTTTATGCCGAGATTGGTTGTTTTGTGAAAGGGAAAGCTTTTAGTTTTGCTGATTCTATATCGAATTTAGGGCTTCATGACCGAGCCTCCAGGATTCTTCGACGGATGGGTCGTATATTACCCGTTGAATATGTTGGAAATCCAGATTGTGCGGATGGGAAATTTTGTATTCTTCTGGAAAAGTATTCCAATATCGATTTAGAACCACGACGACGTATGCTGGAATCTATTCGAGGCGGTGCCAAGACAATGCGGGAAAAACGTGCAATTGCCTTATGGGCAAGAGCCACAAATCTGCCTGAAGATTGTGAAAGGTTGATGAAACAGTTTCTATTGCCAGTACATCTTGGAAAAAAATGAGATACACAGTGATATCTGAAGTATATCACAACCATGTTGACCATTACGGACGGAAAAGCAGAATTCAAATTGGATTACAGTGATAGCATTGACTTGGAGTTGAAACTCAATGTCAGTGCTTATGGAAGGAAATGGATCCACATTGGCGATATGCTTTATGCCTACGGAACAAAAACAAAAGGCAAAGACTGGGAATTTGAGATTGACAAGGAAGAGTTCAAGTTTCTACTTCGCCTT